TCATATGTTCCATCAGAATATCTGTCTATATGCCACGTGTCAAACTCATACATATCCAACAATGCGCACGTATCGTTATAAAAAGCTTTGTGAACTATTGCGGTTTTATCGATAGCCTGCGCCTCAAGCTCAACAACCTGTGCCTCAAACTCAGCAGCCTGCGTCCAGAGCTCAGCTACTTTTTCTCTTTCGCGCTCAAGCATCACGCCTGCCATTACCATACCTCCAAAGCACACCACCGCTCCTATTATCAAGAATATCAAACCCTTTGAACTAATTGTAATAACATCTTTCATACTTTACTCCTCAATTACTTCTTTATCAATATTAGACCATTCCCTTTCATAATTTATTTTCGGGATTGGAGTATCTACTAATACTGCCTGGTCTTTTACATCTTTCCAATTCATATTATTTGAAGCCCAATCATCAATTTCATAGGCGTCTTCCAAAGCAAAATCAATCTCTTTTTGAAGCGCTTTTTTTCTGTCCTTTTCTTCAACATCACCACAGGCTATATCTCTATCAACATAATATTCAGCCCTCTGTCGAGCTATATCCTCAGCAAGAATATCATATGTTTCGCCATTTGAAAATGTTACTCTTAATTTCTTCATTATTCTATCTCCTGTGTCGCTTTTTCTTGTCCCGCCTTCTGCCCTCTTGAGCCTTAAAGTTATATATGGGTTTCATGTGGACAATTATATCAACAGTATCTTTTAGATATGCGATTATGTGATCGGCTTTTTTATAAGCCTGGGGTGCTTCATCTAAAGTTCCTTTTCCAACACAAGAAGTCCAGACACCTGCATCTCTCATTCTTCTTTGGAAATCTTCCAATGAAATGTTTGCCTTAGCGGCTGTTCTTGACATTAACCTTCCTGCGCCATGTGGAGCTGAATAGTTCCAGGCTGCATTTCCTTTGCCAATACCTATGATACAACCATCTGCCATATTGAGGGGGATAATTACTCGTTCATCTTTGTGAGCCGATATAGCACCTTTTCTGATTATGTTATCAGAAAAGTTGATATAGTTATGAACTGATGCTATTACTTCAATTTTGAATGGATCAAGATTATAAAATCTGGTTAATATTTCATATCCCATTGTCCTTCTATTCAAAGCTGCGTATGCCTGTGCGATTTTCATATCATCTATATAGTTAGCTGCATATCCGTCAGATAAATATGCCAACTCAGTGGACACTTTCACTCTGCTCTTTTGAAGTTCTTCTAATTTTTGCTCTATCTCAACCGCTTTCACAGTATTTTTGATAATTTCTATTTTTGCTTTTTCTGCATCTTTACGCTCTTCATTTAATATAGCTATAGCTCTCTTTTGATGCCATGTGGCAATCTGTAATCCGAAGTTTCTTGAACCGGAATGGATGATAAGCCAGAGGTCATCATTATCATCTTTATCTACCTCAATAAAATGATTTCCTCCACCTAATGAACCAATTGAATATAACACGCGCGCAAAATCTTGACCTGTCTTTGTGCAAGCTTTCTGGAGAACTTCCATAAAAGGATCATAACCAATTTGTTGAGACATCTTATTATATATCTTATGTAACTCAGGATGGACAGTTTTTCTAACGTTTTTTCCGGAGGGTATTCTTTCTTTGATGAATGTGTCTAGCCTATCAAATCTTTCACCAATAGTTGATCTTTTTCCCAATTTCCAAGCAGTGACTCCGCACGCAATATCCACGCCAATAACATTTGCAATTACTTTGTTTGATAATGGTGCAGTGAAACCAATTACTGCGCCTCTCCCATAGTGAGCGTCGGGCATAATTGCAATGTTGCCACTTTTGAATGCTATGTGGTTGAGAAAGCCTATAATTTGAGATACTGCACTTTCCTCTATCTCATCAGTAAAAACTTTCGCTGTGTTATATTTGCCTTTTAGTTCTATCATTTTGATAAACCCCACAAAGTTTTATGTTTTGTCATCACCTTCCATAAGGAAGACCCTGAAAAGTTTCTTTAATGCGTTGCTGAGTAATTTCACCATACTTTGAAGATTTCCGCCAAGCTGCGTGTTTATGTATTATCAAGTCAGATAATTTAAAGTCAGGAATATCCCCATAATACTCAATTACATCTTTGAGTGTCTTTATTGCTTCTATGCCATTTATGACATAAAAATCATCCAAATTGCCTTTTTCCATCTCTTGGATTGGATGATGTTTATATTTAGAAAATAAATAATATATTTCCGGAATCATTGGTCCATAATCCCATTTATAAAACAACTCCTTTATAAGATAATTTCCCTGATCTCTATAAAAAAAGCCTGTGGTGTAATACATTAATTTTTGTAATTTCATGGGTCGCACAATTCTCCCCATATTCCACATTTCTTGCAATACTGTATTAGCTAAACTAACGGCGTCTAACATAAAAACCCCCTTTTCCTATTTTCCTCACTCATGTTAGTTATTATACCATATTTATATATTTTTGTAAAGGAGAATCATTTAATGAAGTATTCCTAATGCTGCCATAATCATAATGATTAAAATTGTTGCGCCTATGAAGACAGTAAATGGGATCCACAAAGGAGAACAAACCCATATCCATCGCCAGTCAATCACATCAGTGAGTTTTAGCACAAGAAATACAATAAATAAAATGCCTCCGAATCCTATACCCGTACTACCTGTTTCTGATATTCTATTCTTCATATCATCTCGCATAATAATTTACTCCTTTTTATATATATTTGATGCGCCAACGCACATTGGCGTGCCAATGTTGACAGGTGTTAAATTTTGGTCTTTTTTTTCGCTTAGGGCAATAATAGTCTTGTTTTCCAAATACAAGAGAAAAAGACCACCTAAGCTTGCAAGTTTTGCACGTCTTCTCCATTATCAAATTCTTTGTAATGTCTTTTTTAGCCAGTTGCATTACTTGCCACTTATTCCTTCTCTTTTGGCTCTTCGCTTAGCGAATTTTTTCTCACGCTTAAGAGCTTTGCGTTTTTTGTTTCTCTCGCGCCGGTTTTCTTCTCGATATCTCTTACATTTATCGGAATTACGACCGATCTTACGGGACCCTCTACCAATACCCGCTATCTTTGCCATAACTTTACTCCTTTATTTTCTATTATATACCATTTTTCAAGGTTTGTAAAGTATTTATTTCCTATTTTTAATAATCAGTGCTGATTTTAAACCCCAATGATTCTTGCGTATGTGGTGTTGCTTCCATTGTAATGTCAAATCCAAATTCGCTAAAAACGGTCTGGATTAAACATCTTTTTTCGTCAGGATTATTTTTCTTAAATTCAATCATATTATTATACAGCTCTCTAACAGTTGTTTCAGTAAGAGATATTGTTGCTTCATGTAATTTTATATCCACTTCTATTGCTCCTATTGTTATGTATGGTATATATGTGTCCACCACAAAAAAAAGCGCCTCATATGAGACGCTTTTAATTGTTAATATAACTCTGTATATCAATTAATTAGATTAGGTAGATTCAGCAGTAATAAAATCTACATCCATTAATGCATACAGTAATTCACCCAACGGAACCTTCACCAGACCGTAACGAGCTATAAAGCCTCGCCTTGGTGTAAAATCTTCTGGGCCGTAAATAACAGGAGTCAATTGAGTAACGTAAGGTGAGTAAACAACACCAGCACCAAACGGACTAGTTGGACTCTTGTGACCTAATAAGATTTTCTCTTCTGGGAATAGAGGATCTTTATAAACGTCAAATTTGCCAGCATAACTACCGGCTTTAACGATTCCAAGACCACCAGTTGCTGTAACTGGGTTAGGAATAAATCCTCTTAAGACCTCAAACTGGGATGAAATTCTGGTAGATGTTACAATCCAGTTAGCTGGACCGATCTTGCTCTTTCTATAAATTTCATTTGAAACTTCAATGACCTGATTTACTAAAGCAAGATGTCTATCAAGGTAGTTACCAACAGTGTTGTTGTTGGTATCCCATCTCCAATTATACTTACTCTTGGTGGCTGCGCTAAACATACACTTTCTCACGATTTCACGATCGATCTCAGCGATCATTTCGTTAGAAACGAGAGAAGTAAGTTCGGCTTCAGCGTTCAAGTTATGGTAAGCTTTCAAGTCCTGCTCAGCTTCGTTTGACCAATGAGCTTTAAGCTTCCTGGTCTTTGCTACAACAGGAGTTTGAGAGATGGTAATTTTCATCTCAGGAATCTCGTCTGAAAACTCTAGGTTGATATCATAGCTGATTTCAACTTTGAAGCTTTCGGTTCCGGATGCGCGGGTAACAGTTACAGTATTGCCATCAAGGCCTGTAACTGTGTAATGAGTTGATACATTGCCATATATATCGAGTACTACGCCACTTGCGGTACCTTTTGTGCCTGTGAAGCTATAAATAACTTCTCCACCAGACTCTCCAGTATCTAAATTGGTAGCAACTTCCCTAATAATCTGACCTGATACGGCACATGCAGCATTTGCTGCATTGGTCCACTTATGTGTTGCATATGTGTGCAGAGTGGTCAAAGTATCCATAGCAAATGTGGCTGTTCCATTAGTGTTATTAGCAATAAATGGACCTACAGTTGCTTTTGAATAGTAAGGTGAGTAACCCTGCCAACCTTCATCAGGATGGGTCTTAGGTGCTGATGCTGCAAATGCAGAATATTCAGCTCCCTGAGTTACGTTACCCTTAGTTGTACCAAATACATACTTAAGGTAAAAAATGACAGCAGCTGGTCCAGCCATTGGCTGAACTGACACGATATTATTGGCGATAAGGTTAGGGAACACACGTCTTACGATTGGAAGCATGATCTTCTGAATACCTGTTACCTGAGATGCTTGTGTTACAGCACCCATATCTTCTGCTTCACTAAGGTACTCGGCTTCATTTTCAAGAAGCATTGCTGTGTTAACTCTGATGTACTCATCTTCAATGCCTTCAAGAAAAGGCTCCCATTTAGTAAGAAGTCGTTCTGTCTCTTCTTTAAGAAGTCTACGCTTATCGATCATTATATAATACCCTCCTTAATTTCGCTGTCCGGTTATTTTTCAAAGAACGATTCTTTTATTGTTACTTTTTCTTAACGCCAGAAAGTTCTAGCATTTCATCAAGAGCTTCATCAAACTCTTGTCTCTCCTCTTCGACTAGAGGCTCAATGTCTCCAGTTTTAGATTTGATTTTAATTTCTTCTTCTGTAAATTCTGGCTCTTCAACTGCGGGCTCTTCGGGCTCTTCGTCTTTGTCTTTTTTCTTCTTTTTCTTCTTCTTTTTCTTCTTCTTGCCGTCTTCTCCCTCTTCCTCTTCTTCTTCCTCTTCATCTTTTTCTGGTTCTGCTTCAAAATCTAGTTCATCTTCCTTCTTTTTGGCTTCGCTTAAAGCCTCTTTAATAGCTGCGAATCTTTCAACAACTTCTTCTTCAGTTCCTTCACCAATAAGGCTAACAACAACCTTTTTAACTTCTTCTGATAAATCTTCTACAAGTTCCATCAGTTTCTTGCAACCCTTGGTGACTTCTAACTCTTCCTGAAGTTCTTCATTCATCTCAGCCATCTTAGCAAATTCGGAAGCATAACGCTCTGCCTCTGAACCATTAATAAGAGGATATACCAAAGTCTTGACAGTCTCAAGAACTTTCATTTCTGGAGTATCATAACTCTCTGCAAGGACTTCTGCCTTGATTTGTTCATACATCTCTTTTAGAGCTGTTACAAATCTCTTGGTAAAGACCTTTTTCATCTTTTCTCGAATGTCCGCTACCAGAGTTGTGTACTCTTCTTGGAGAGCGCTTTCCATTTCTTCGTATTTTAATGTAAGCTCTTCTTCTACTTTATCTATTACACCCTGTTTCCAGGTTTCAAGCTGCTCTCTTAATTCTTTCTGATCTTCATCAGATAGTTCAATATTCTCTAGTCCCATGTATTATTCCTCCTCTGTTGTTATCTTATCCGATGCAAATTCGGTTTTTGCTTTAGACAATGTTTCAGGATTAAACCCTCTATAACCGAGTTTTTCTAGTGCTTTGCTAATTACTTCTTCGCCAAATTCTTCTTTTACTTTCTTCAGCTTAGCTTCTGTTAAACCTACTTTTATCATGCCATTAGTATTTTTTAGTTCAAGATGCCAGTAATGACTTACATGATTGCGTAAGGTGCCATATGAACCGCAACTGCCCTCTTTCAAATAAAATCTCGTGTTATTGGATATACCAATATACTCTCTTTTGAGATCAATATGCAATTTTTCAGTCAGATCGTCCATATCAAATATATCTTCAATCACAATCGACATAGAAACTTTATCTTCTTCAGCTGTTTCTTCCTTTTCTTCATATACAACCTGTGGAAATGCCTTTGGTGTTGAAGGATCAGAAACAATATCAAAAGTTACCATTTTGTAATCATCAGAAACTTCATCTACTCCATTATGCTTCTTGACCGAACCAAATCCTCGTGAAGATATGCCGAGCATAACGCCATTTTTCAGAAGCTCCTGCAAGACTCTGCCGCTTGGAGTTTCTAAAACAGTAGCCTCGCCATACATTTCTCCATTAGTTCTCATTTCCAACATAGTAATCATATGAGATACTTTATCTAAATGAATTTTAGCGTCGGCTGGATGATCCAACTCTCCCAGAACTCTCTTCTCCTCAATTATTGGCTGCATTCGTGATACTTCTTTTTCTAATACAGAGCGAGGATAGAAACGTCCATTACCATTTTTAACATCTGCCTGCTGAAAAACACCCTTTAGTCTATATGCTTTTACCCGATCATTTTCATCTTTGTCTTCGGTTAATTCATACTTAAAGTCCATTACATCTTGAATAACAGGCATGTTCTCTACTATGACTTGCTGATCCGCCATTATATTTGTCCTCCTGTTATTTTTCTTCGAGCTCTGCTGTTTTCTCAGGCTCTTCTTCTTTGTCCTTCTCTTTCTCTTTTTCTGGTTCCTCAGTTGCTCCCTGCAGAAAATCAATGATATCTTTCATTCTATCATCTGTGACTCCCTTGGCTTTTGCGTTTTCTAGATCAGTAATAATACCTTCGAGATAATCAGCTTCTTCAGAATCCGCTTCAACCTGTTTCTTAATAGCTTTGAAAGTAGCAATAATTTCTTTCAATTCTTCTGTCTCCACATCATCGGCAACCTTTGCTTTCTTTTTAGGTTCCTCTGGCTCTAGTTCAGGAGCTGGAGCTGCGGGAAGTTCTGCCTCTTGTTCGAACATTATCTGAGCAATCTGTTCTGGTGTTGCTCCAAGAGAATTAAAGTAACTCTCTTTGATTGCTGCGATGTCCGGATGCTGCATAAGATTCTTCATTATATCAACTAGAACATTAGCATCTTTTGATTCTACCATAAGAGCTGTTTTTAGCATTACTTCTTCGAACCTTGAAGGCTCGAGCAAGAACAATTCTTTGTTATCTTCAAAAAATGATTCAGCTGCCTCTAAAGAGGTTTCAAGATCTTCCGCTTGTTTTAAGTCCATTGTGAAGTTCGTGAATTTCTGTCTGAATGCATCTGTTTTCCAGAGTTTATAAAGCTTTCCGGCGAGAGCTTGCATCTTTTTCTTGATTGTTTTATCTTCAAGATCTGTGATATCGGGCTCTAAATACGTATAAATATTAGTATCTACCTTGTAGCCCTTTTTGTTTGTAAAATCAACTTTATTTAATGATTGCGCAATTGGATTTTCTTCGAGCCTCAATCTTGCTGCTACTTTTTTCATGAAAGACTTATTAAGCAGCTCCATAACCATTGCATAATTCTTGTCTCGGAGGCCTCTTAAATTACGTTTTACTTTAATGTCGGTACTTTCATGAATTTTCATTAACTTATTGTCTAGAGCCTCTGTAATCTCTTTTCTTGCATTATCGTAGTATTTTAATCGAAATCCTTCTACGAGTTCATCAAGAGTAACACGAGGATCATTAACAATATCGAACAATTGATTGACTTTATTTTCAAGTACAGTATCATCATTCTCTATTAATGCTATAGACTCAAACTTACCAAAGCTTAATATTCCATCTGAATATTGATAATCACAAATATAAGGTTGATTCTTATCCTCATCTAAAAGGATAAACTTGTCATCGAATAGTGCCATCAAAGCTGCGTTCTCAGATTCTGCGAAGATTCCGGAGAATTTATCAAATAATTTGTCACTACTTTTCGATGCAACCTTTCGGAATTGGTTATATGTTAATTCCATAAACACATTCCTCCTATTTCAGTTTCTTCTTTTTATTATTCAAACTTTCTTGTAGGCCTTTAAATTCGCCCTTAATAAATTGACTGCGATATTTATTAGTTACATGCCGACTTTCGGCCGCATTATGTTTAACATTATCTTTGTTCTTATTGCGCCTTTGCTCAATTTCTTTTAGGAATTCTCCTATCGCCTTTTTGTTCTCAAGGAGATATTGCTTTTTATTTATATCGACCTCTTGACCTGCGACCTCAGGTCCGGGCGCTGGTGGAGGTGGTGGAGGAGGTACTTCTCCGCCGGCCTCGGGGCCAACTGGAGGCATTTCACCGGGCGCTCCCATTTCAGGAGCCCCTGCCATACCACCAGCTTCTGGAGGAGCTGCGCCAAGACCAGGACCTGGCGCGCCAGCCATTCCTGGCGCACCTACACCGCCTGCTTGCATCTGAGTCAATGGAGATGCCATTTGTAATTGTAATTCGGTTGTAAGATCTGAGATCTCCTTTTCTGAAAATTTCATTATTTTTTCATAAATCCATTTCTTTGATAGAAAACCTTCCGTAGTAAGCATAGTGTTTACAAGATTCATTTTTTGACTCAATACCTCCATTTCAAGTAACTCCGCTATGTTAGATGGAGGTGTAATCTCAATTTTAAAATTTCTTAGATCGTCCCCTCTAAATCTCTTGGCTGTAAGGGCGACGATAGCGATTTTCTCAAGGCCTTTAACAATATGCCGTTGAATTCTTTCTATAGTTCGGGCAAATTTTATGTCCATCTGACTCAGAGCGTTTCTGGTATCCATGCCTCCTCCCTCTTGCATATATTGAGGAGGAATATGCATGCATTTCATTAACTTATCTCTGAAGTACTTTGTGTCATCAATCTCGTTTAACTGCCGGCCGCCCTGCAAAACATCAATTCGGGTTCCTTGTGCGCCCTGTTGGCCAGATCTGACTGGAATCCAAAAATCTTCAAGAATAGACAGAGGCGTGGCTTTCTCGCTTATTTTGCCTGTAGTAGGATCGATCCACCGCTTTTTTCTGAACTTGGCCTTTATTCTATCAACCCATTTTTCGCCTTCAGCAGTTGACATAGTACCTATGTCAATATAAAACACTCTCTTTTCTGGGGCTCGCTCAAGTCGATAAACAAGCATAGCATCTTCCATAAGGGCTAGCTGCTTATATGTTCTGCGACCTGATTCAAAAACTGATCTACCATAAGGAGCATAGACATTATCATCTATTTTGAAATGTACTACCTCCCACGGCTGTAAAGTTACTGCTTTCGCTGAATGCCTTTCAGAAGCATAAGTTGTTCGAGGTTGGTGAGGATCCTTGATGTTCTTATGCACGAGAAACTTTAACAGATTACCATCAATTTCGATACGCTCGACATTCATCGGTGGAAGATATTTTAAAGAAATTATTTCTTTCTTAGCATCATCCAAAATAATCTCATAGAAATTATCACCATACTGACAGGTTCCAAAGAAGTACTTCCATAGCTCCGCGTTCAAATCCAGGTTATCAAAAAATGTTTCTTCTAAGGTGCTGACAATATCGTCATTATTTGAGCTAATGTCAATAACAAAACCGTCGGGATTTGTCTGACTGCCATCATCAGCATAAGTTGTCAAACCAAGTTCAAGTTCTGGGATTTGTATCATAGCCGTATAATCTTTATATCTATCTCGGCGCTCGTTAGAGATGTCCATATAAGATGTCATCCAACGATAAACGTCGGAGTCGATCGCATCTCTATCTTTTAATATATCTATCGCGCGGCTTGAGTCAAGATCTTTGGCAGTTAACTTAAGTTTATTGAAAAACTCTTGATATTGTACGCTACGTTTGCTTGCCATTTTTTATTCTATCTCTTGAAAATTGTTTTTGTCAAACGTAAGAGGAACAACGACGTCCATACCATCGACCGCATCGTCAATATTATCCAGAAAATCAACTGAAATACCAGCTTTTTCAAAAAACGTGTTCCACTTATCACTACAGAATTCACGTGTCTCGGGGCCAATAAGCTTTTTGAGTGGAATGTAAAGGACTATAGTATCATCCTTTGCGGTGACAGACATAAACTTTATATCGACGTCTGCCGCATCACACGCTTTTTTTAACCGCTTGTTGAATTCTCTCTCTCGCTCATCAATGGCTTCCATTAAGCGATCAAATTTATTTTTATCTTGAAGGCCTTTTGCCTTCATGATCTGTTTGAGTGATTTCATGAGCTAATCCACCTTCCTCCGGACTATCCTGCTCAGGCTCTATACCCAAGCTTGGAATAGGCTGTTTCATAATTTTATTTAATTCTTTGTTCATACCCTTATAAAGATCCTTCCATTTCATATCTTATCTCCTTACTAACTGCTCAAAATAGACATCATTCTATCGTACTCTCAAAAATAAATGTAAAAATATCATTTAATGATTTAAATCTATAATTATTTACAATCTCTACAGTACCCAACACAGCAGCTGCGAAATTATTACTACCCAAATCTATACGTGTCGCTTGACAAATTTTAGGTTTTGCTTTTCCCCACTGTAAAGTCACATAATTAGGTCGACGCATGGTTACTATAACATTTTTACCATATACTCCCCTAATCATTTTTGAGAGCTTATCAACAGTTGGCATGTCCATTATGTTCTACTTTTTATATTCAATCTTACAATGCGCTTATCGGCACCACCAGGCAGAGCCACCAATGCTTGCACAGGCGCTCCCTCTTCGCTGTTTATAACTTTGAGAATTTTATAACTTAACTCAGTGCCATCGCCTTGTCTGACATATACTTCTTCTCCAACCTTCGGAATTTCAGCAACATTAACACTGCGGCCACGAATTGTTCGCACATTGGTGCCTCTGTTCTTTCTAACTATACCATCAGCTGAAACCGGTTTGCGACTAAGAACCTTATCGGACGGTAAATTCACATTAAGAAATTCTTTAAGAGTTGCCATTATTTTTCCTCTTTTTTCTTTGGTTTCTCTTCCTTTGGTTCTTCTTCCGGCTCTATCTCTTTCTCTACTTTTGGTTCCTCTTCTTTTGGCTCTTCCTTTGGCCTTATTGCTTGGTCTTTACCAGTTTTAATAAATCTGGCAGGATAAATAGCAGGATTGAGTCGTTGTAATAGCGTATTGATAAAGCTAAATATAGTTTTTCTACCAGCCAGTAAGCTATCGAGTTCAATATAAAATATTTTACCAAGATAGCTAAACTTAATTCGCGTATCTACCATTTCGTATTTCACACGCTTTGTTATGCCGCCTCTTTCAGCCTCTACCATATATTCATTATATTCAATTTCTCCCGGAGCGCGCTCTGTGCTCATATCTCTAAGCAGTTCGAGTGATTCGCTGAACATATCTTTATTATCATTCATATAATTTCTCCTTTTATTCTTACTTATCTTTAGCAAATAATAACTAAATTGCTACTTACCGAGCCATCTAACCATAGCTTTTTCTGTCATATATCCACTATCATCATATGCAGACTCTCCTTCCTCTTCAATCCACGGATTATTCTCATCGGATCGAATTACTTGCTGCTGATGATATTCTTTTATGCTTTCATCATCGAATTTAAATGCAAATTCATCCTCGTTACTGCTGGTTAAACTGGCTGGCACAAAAGCGCTTAACATTGGTCGAATAAACATCAATATTGCAAGTGAAATCACAAGATCATCCGTATAGCTTCTGAGAGCCTGGGCTCGATTTCCTTTCCAAATAAATGTTTGTAATTCACTTAATAATCGTGATGAAACAAGTTGATACACCTCGTTGTCAATATCTGCCATAAGAGTATTAATAATTTTTGGCCGGGTTTTAGCTGTAGTCTCCCAACTGGCTCTGCGTTTTTTTGTAAGATAAAGATTTAAGTATGGATCTAATTGATCGCGATAAAGCTTCTCAAAAGTAGCCAATCCCCAGCTATTAGATTCGATAATAACATATGCATTATTATAATAGCGCGCTACTATCTTTATAATATTAGCATAGTCATGAACTCTAACTGACTTGTTTTTATACTCGCATACTTGCTTATTATCTCTCAATCTTATCAACTGAAAAGCAGATGCGTCCTGTTCATTACCAGTCGCAACATCGGCGGATAATATATATTTTTCAGCTGGGGCCGGGAGATCCCAGATCCACAAACCAGGCATTGTATGATATTCGTCTTTTAACAAACTCTTGGCAAGTTTATCACTCATTGGTAATTTGTATTTTATTAATGGTTCTGTAACATTTGCGGCTAATTTTTTCAATAACTCGCCCGAGATCACCGTATCGCCGGAACCAACGAACTCGCACATGATTTCTGACCTAAACCTGCGTTTTCCAAGTTGACGACGTTGTTGAGCTAACCACTTGTCATCGCGGCCTGGATATTCCTTCCAACATATATCTATAGAATTAAAGTCATTTACTTCATTTGTAGCGTCTTCATAAACTCTGTGATATAAATTGCCCATTCCATTGGTAGTAGATATTAGTACTGCATTCCCGCCTGTTGAAAGAGTCGGCCAGGCGGCTGCCCAAATGTTATCTGCGTACTCTTGAAATGCTATTTCGTCCAGTATCAACAATGAAAGTGATTTGGAGCGTCCCGCTTCTCTTGTCTGCGGGATGGATTGAAACTGTGAGCCGTTTGATAAATTCAAACCATGCTTGGTTTTATCTATCGCATCTACCTGTAAAAAGCCTGGCAGGAGATCGAAATTATAACGCGCTTTATCTTTAAATTCTTTGGCGTGAGAATCGCCAATTGAAACTACAAGTACTGTTTTATCGTTGTGAAAATTAATTAACCATAAGCCATAACAAGCCGTCAACCACGATAGTCCCATCTGTCTTGGTTTCTTTATGATATTAAATTGCTTATTTTGATAGCACCCTATTACTCTTTTTTGATAATCGAATAACCGAAAAGGAAGTACACCCTTTACGCTATCAACTATATAACAATAATTATCTATAAAATATATTGGGTCCTGTTTGCAGCGTTTGAACTCCTGAATTGGATCCGCAGTTATAGTTGTGCCATTGTTTAATTGTATTGTCATTATATTACCGTTTTTATAATTTTCCTCTTATTTGTCACCAAGTGATCCCACATACGACTATCAACTTGAAATCGGCCAATTTTATAGTCTTTGTTGTCCAGACCTAATCCATGGTAATGGGAGATGCGTGCCACTATTATACGGTAGCTATATCCTGTACCGAAATCCGGAGTAGTTCGACCAGTAATTTTGCCGACCAACCATTCGCCGGGAGATGTGGTATGGTAAAAAAAATGATCGCCAATTTTCATTATATTATTGCCTTTATAATCTTTTTCTTATCAATAACTAACTCCATACGTTGCCACATAAGACAACCTACTTGAACTTGGCCAATTTTATCGTTCTTGTGTTTTAAGCCGAACATACTATAATTAGAGATATGTGCCGCTATCATACGATAGCTATATCCTCTACCAAAATCATCAGGTGCGGCGTCTCCAACAAGCTTGCCCAATAACCACTGATCGGGGTATTTAGTATGGTAAAAAAAATGATCGCCAATTTTCATTATATTATTGCCCTTATAACTTCTCGCTTGTCATCAATTTTCCCCATATGCTGCCACATAAAACTGTCAATTTGAACATCACCAGTTGTGCCTTGTTCATCAAAATCATATGAACGATAATCTCGGATATGCATCGCCACTATGTGAAAACGATAACC